TAATCGTGCTTGGGATGCTGTGTACGGAGCAAATATGGCAAAAAATGTTGGAATTAAAGAAGGTCGTCCTAACCCGTTTGGGCTACCGGATCTAATGAAACCAGAAGGTTGGGAAGCTCCTAGCCATGAAGGTAATCATGGTGATGTAAAGAAAGCTTTATAATGGATGATGAACCATCAAAAACTTGGATAAAACCCAAGGAAACTGCTAAGTTAACTGCATTAAGAGAAGCACTATACGATCTCAATATCGATTATGCAATAAGCAAAAGAGATAAGAACTTAGTAACTATTAACCTATGGATAGGTGATGAATAAACGCGAGCGACGGGGTAAAGCCGTCAAGCAGAGGAGAAAATTATGGAAATGTTAACTATATGGAGCCTTGTTGGGTTCCTATTTGCTGCATATGCAGTTATTGCCAATGATTCAGTACAGACTCTCGGTACTTGGATGGCATCTAATAATGAGAGATTTAATTACAAAACAATGTGGATTGCCGCATCTTCTGTACTATTAGCAACGCTATGGTATGGTTGGTTTGTTAATGGTGGCGATATATCATACGGTAGATTGAATAGAATACCTTGGCAAGAGATCCAATGGTATCATGCAGCTGCTCCTGGAATACTTGTTCTATTAACTAGAGTCGGTGTACCAGTATCAACTTCCTTCTTGGTGTTATCAGTATTTGCTTCAACCTTTGTGTTAGAGAAAATGCTAATGAAATCGATAATGGGTTATGGTATTGCTGCTATATTCGCATATGGAGTTTGGTGGTTCGTAAGTAGAACACTCGATGAAGCAGCTCCAGTTGAAGAAAAGAATAAGAACTATTGGCGAATTGCTCAGTGGTTTGCAACTGGCGGATTATGGTGGACTTGGTTATCACACGATATGGCTAATATAGCAGTATTCTTACCAAGACAAGTACCAGTTGATCTAATGTTTATGGTAAGTATTGTATTCGTTGTTGGTCTATTCTTTATGTTTAGAGAACGCGGCGGTAAGATCCAACAGATTGTATTAGAAAAACATAATACAAGATACGTAAGATCTGCTACATTAATTGACTTATTCTATTGGTTATGTCTATACTTCTTTAAAGAACTAAACGATATTCCGATGTCAACAACTTGGGTATTTGTCGGTATGTTAGCAGGACGTGAGTTGGCTATCGCACAATTTACCAATAAGCATAAATTTAAAAGTGTGTTTCCATTAGTTGGTAGAGACTTTATGAAAATGATGATAGGCCTAGGAGCATCAGTTGCTCTGGTATTATTAGTTCATTATGTCATAGTTCCTAATGGACTGTAACAATTTGTTACTTATGTTACCGGTAACAATTTTTATCGGTAACAATGTATCTCTATAAATAAATCATGCGCCTGTAACTCAGCTGGATAGAGTATCGGTCTACGAAACCGAAGGTCATATGTTCGAATCATATCAGGCGCGCCAGTTGGTTAAAGGAGGTCCCACCATGTGCTCACCAGAAGTACGTAAAGAAGCCAACCGCTTGAATTGGATGGTTAAAGGTCAACTAATTGATAAGTCAGAACCTGACTCAGTAGTTGAATACCTTTATGATAGTTATTTTAAGAGACTATGGGGAAATCACGAAAGATCCCAATATGCAGAAAAAGGTTTTAATGAAGCATATGAAATTCGTGAACAAGAAATGTTAAATATAGAATTAGAATATGTAGCAAGTCGTGGTTACGACTGAAAAATATAAATAAACTTGTAAGCGTTGAAGCAACGTGAAATCGGATCGGACTCGGGGGCAGTACCCGACAGCTCCACCAAAAGCATACTAGTATCCAGTTAAGTTTGGAACACATCTGATAAAGTGGCTAGTATGTTTTTGATGGGGCTGAACTAGGATCGACGGACGACGTAGTGAAGTGGAGTTTACCGGATGATCGCGTATAGATCAACTAAACTAAATGCAAATGAAAATTTCGCACCATCTGGATTAGCCCTAGCGGCATAATCACAGGGAGTTGGCCACTTACTTAGCAACAGAAAATGTGGCACACTAACTTTTATGAGGTAATGATGTCAAACAAATTGAAAGAGCTTACTTGGGCTCACCACCAAGCAGCAGAACGAAGAGCATTCGCTAAAGAACTTCTATCTGGTAGTATAGACCCAGCTCTATACTATAAATTCCTAACATGTCAATACATGAATTATGTTGTATTAGAACGACATACTATTATTCCACCGCAATTAAATACTATTCATCGAGCAGGACGAATATTCCAAGACTTGCGTGAACTTGAAGAAATCTATGGTTTCTCACCAAGTGGAGAGTTTCCTCCATCAGTTGATAAGTACGCAGCATATATTAATGATTTAGCCGAGGCTGATAATAATCAAGCATTGCTTGCTAATATGTATGTACGTCACTTTGGTGAATTACACGGTGGACAAATGATCAAAAAGAAAACACCAGGCAATGGACTTATGTATGAGTTCAATGGTGATACAAAAGTACTTATCGAAGAATTTAGAAAATTACTAGACGATTCAATGGCAAACGAAGCTAAGAGATGCTTTGATTTTGCATCAGAATTATTTGACGAATTGTCTAAAGAAATCGTTGACAAATCAACAGAAAAGTAATATAATAGTACATATAAATTAAATAAGGAGAGACGGCCATGCAAATTGAACCGCAAGAAGATAACCTAGAATTTGATTCCCCCTTAATTGAAAAAGACCTTAAAAGGCAAGATCGAATGTCACGATCTGATGCAGCCAGAACTAAAAGGCGCACACTTAAAGCAGTACGTGAGACTGTACAACAAAATGAATACGCAAAATTACGAAGAGCAAAGAAAAAGAAATGAATCATGCTCTCGAAGTACAAGTAGACGAAAATGGAGATCACTTTATAGTTCTTCCATCGGATGTACTACTTGCTGCTAATATTAATATTGGTGATGAAGTTGAGTGGAATATAAGTAATGATAATACTTCCGCAACTCTAACCAAAAAGGAAACTAAATGAAAATAACTGAACAAGCTACGCTATGGGATAGATTAAACGAATATGCGCAAAGCTTGACGGACAAGTTTGATAATCATTTCGATAGATTTGATAATCCAAAGTATACTGAAAGGATGCATTTTAAGGGGTGGACTGATACGTTTTGGAGATCAGATCGTGTATCAAAAGCCCACTTAAAAACAATTGTACCACCTGATGGTAAAGGCTTGTGGCTAATGCATATTAATATCTTTCCACATACTGGATATGAATTTCCTATATTAGGTTTTGATATTGTTGCAGGTCCAAAGAAGATCACTGGATCATTTATGGATTATAGCCCGTTACACGGATTCCCGCATCCTTATCATCAAGAAATGGAAAGAACTGTAGAAACCTTAGAGTGGAATAAAGCTCGTGAGCTACCACCTTGGGCCAAAGAAATCTTTTCAAAAGATATGATAGCAGTCGGTAATATTAATACTGACGAAGAGTTAAATCAATTCATTGAAGTGACTACACATTTAGTAGATCACTATCTTGAAAATCTAAAACACAATGCTTTCATATCTATACGAGAAACACTCCCCTTACTAAACAAATATTGTCAAAACCAGAAACTAAACCCGCATCTTCATAGATCTATGCTTGCAATGGGCATATCAGAAGAAGATAAAGAAGCGTACGTAAATGATGTATTATTCGAGGAAAAGTAAATGCGTATTGAGCCTATCTCATCTATTATTGGTTTTAACGAACATAAACCCAAAAAAGAGTTGACACTTAACGGCTGTTGTGATATAATAGACATATCAGCCAAACAAAGAACTATTAAATTCGGACAACACGAGTTTATAGTAACGGTTGTACACTGCACAAGTTGTGGCAGTATAAAAGCAACTTCTAATATTAAGGAGAAAAAATAATGTCAGATAAAACTCTTATTGTTGAAAGAGATGGTCAGTCACTTAAAGCCGACTATTTCACAACAACAAACGGTTCGGGCGTTCGTTTCTTTATTAACAGTGAATTTATTTTAGAAGAAATTTATGAAGGCAAAAGTATTCACTTTGCAGAATCAGCAGCCCAAAATTGGCTTGCAGGGATAAAAACACTCAATGGATAAAAACGAATTAGTACAAAATGTCTTAGTTGACAAAGCAACTTTAGTTGCACCAAGAACACCTGAAAGGGTACATCATGAAATTCAACACATGCTTAAACATGGCATAAGCTATATAGATGCATTGTGTGAATACGCTCGTGTAAACGAGTTAGAAATTGAAACAGTGGCCGATATTGTAAAGAAATCTTCTATCTTAAAAGAGAAAGTAAGATCTGAAGCAGTTGAAGCTAAATTGGTGATTAAAGATGATCAAGACCTCACTAAGTTATGCTAACGAGGATAGTTTCGTATGGTATGTAAAATACCTTGCAATGAAGAAACACTTTACCTCTAATTATGACTATCACAAATACAATGGAAAAATAAGAGCATCTTACGAAAAGTATAGAACTCGCAATGATGCTTATTTTTTCGAAAAACTTTCAAGAAAAGATAATCCAGAACATTTGATGCTATCTAATATGATAGTTAAACCTAATGTATGGATCCGTGAAATTATTGAGCCAGAAGGCGAAGATCGTTATATTGAATGGCAACGTAGAATAGATACTCTATCACGTACATTTAAAAGCGAAATAGCTGATCTGGACGATAACTTCCAAGCTAACTTTACTTCAGTAGTTGGTCAACACCCTTTGGTAATGACTTATTACATGCAGAAAAAGATTAGTTTGGAGACCCTTACTATACTTGCTCACATTGCAAACATTTTTCCCTATTGGGAGAAAGAAATAGTTGACAAAATCATAGCAAGTGATATAATAAGGTTAATAAGAAAGTATAAACCTTTCTTAGAAATAGATGAAAAAAAGTTCAAAGATTTAATCCGCGAACGATTTTTTTAATATAAATAGATGGCAGGGTAAAAATCCTGTAATACATCGCAAATATAACAATCGCTATAATAAGCAATATTAGGAGATATAAAATATGTCATTTGACGCATTAAAAAAGAACCGTTCAAGTTCTCTAAACAAACTGAACAGCCAGCTCGAAAAGATTTCTCAAAAGAGCTACTCAGATCCCAACGAAGGTAAAATGTGGAAACCAACCCGCGATAAAGCAGGTAATGGTTTTGCAATCATTCGTTTCTTACCAGCCCCTCAAGGCGAAGAAATGCCGTTTGTACGTATCTGGGATCACGGTTTCCAAGGTCCAACAGGACAGTGGTACATCGAAAACTCACTAAGCACTATTAATCAAGATGATCCAGTGTCTGAATATAACAGTAAACTATGGAATACTGGTTTGGATTCAGATAAAGATCTTGCACGTAAACAAAAACGTAGGCTCAAATATGTAGCAAACATTCTTGTTGTTAAAGACGGCGCAAATCCTGAAAATGATGGCAAAGTGTTTATGTACCAGTTTGGTAAAAAGATCTTTGATAAACTGAATGATTTAATGAATCCTCAGTTCGAAGATGAATCTCCTGTCAACCCATTTGATCTATGGGAAGGTGCAAACTTCCGTTTGAAAATCCGTAAGTTTGAAGGTTATCCTAACTATGATAAATCAGAATTTGATGCTCCATCGGCAGTATCAGAAGATGATGCAGAGTTGGAATCAATCTATAACCAAGAACACTCTCTACAAGAACTTGTTGATCCAAAGAACTTCAAGTCTTATGCAGAGTTAAAAGCAAAACTATTCCGTGTATTGGCTCTTGAAGAAGAACCTTCTACTCCAGCAACAGCTGAACAGGATAGTGAGTTTGATCTAAGTAACATGGGCAACCAAGCAGCAGCTGCACCACAGCCAACGCTCAAGGAAGCTATGCCTGAAACATCAACTTCTTTATCAATGGATGATGACGATGATGATCTATCAATCTTTAAGGAACTAGCCAATGGGTAATAAAGTCTATGAAGAAGTTCTAGACTTTGACTTTGGTTTTAGCTTTATTGATGAAGAACTTCAAGAAAAAGAAGCTGAAGCACAAGATACTATTCAGAAAGTCAGCAGTGAGAAACAAGCATTAGAAGACCAAGTCAATGATGCTAAACTCTCTGCTGATGATCTGGAATACAGACTAGAACTCCTCTATAAATCAATCACACCGTTCTTAGATAATCTATGTAAGAACCCAGATAAATCAACAATTTACTGGCCCGACAGAGTTAATAAAATTCAAGGGTATAAGGCTAAATTGTTAACAATTGTAGAAGGAAGTTAATATGAGTCTATTAGACAAACTTGTGAAGAATAGTACTATTAAAATGACGGCTCCACTGTTGGAATCGAAAGTTTATGGTAAAAAAGATATGGCACCCACA